CATGAATTTACCGATAGTAGTGTCGATAATTGGATAGCTGAGCGAGGATATGATGTTGCCAAATTCAATGTCTTTCGCAGAACTGATCCTGACCACTTGTCGTTGTGGAAGGATTTTGTCAAGTATGACAAAGCAGAGCCGCTGTATGACGATGCTAGATTCAACAAGGCTGTTGGGTTTATGTATTCGCATTTTTACGAGCATTGCTGTGGTAGCAAAGTTCTTGGCGATGAGGTGACTCAGTATTGGGAGAACAAGAGTTCACCTGGGTATCCGTGGAATTTGTGTTTCCAGAACTCAAAGCAGTTTTTGGATTTGTTCCGCACGATTTTGCCCAAGATGTTTGAGGAATACTTGGATGGAGGCGATTTATTCCCGCTTTGGAATGTATCGCCCAAGTCTGAGATTCGCTCTTATGAGAAGATCAAGCAGCGGAAGATTCGTTCGTTCACGGCTTCACCCAAACACTGGACGTATGCCTGCCAGAGGCTTTGTCTAGATCTTAACCAAAAGTTTTACAACTCTGCTGGGAAGACTTGGAGCCGTGTTGGCTTCACTCCCTTTTATCGTGGTTGGGATGACTTTGTTCGCGCGCTTAGTCGCTTGCTGAATGGTTTCAGTTTTGATGCGACGCAGTGGGATGCTAGTATGAGCATTCGTTTGTTGCGTGCGATTTGTCGCTTTCGCAAGCTTTGTATGCGAGAGGCGATAGAGTTAGATCCTCGAATTGGTTCTGCGTTGGATCGATTGTACGATGATATCATTCAAGGCATTTGTGTTATGCCTGGTGGTGGGTTGTTTATGAAAACGAAGGGCAATCCTTCTGGTTCGCCAAATACAGTGGTTGACAATACGCTTGGACTTTTTATTGTGTTCGCTTACAGCTGCATTGAGTTGTATGCTGAGCAAGGGATTGATCTCACTTACGATATGTTTATGTCGGAATTCCAGGCGGCCTTTTATGGTGATGACAACACTGTCACCATGTCTGATAGTGCAGCCAAATGTGCACTGTCGAGGGTTTGTTACGAGTGAGTTCGTCCATTGGCGTGGCATTGCGGTCCGAGTTGGATAGCGTTCAGCCCGCCGAAAACCTCGAGTTTCTGTCTATGCATACGAAGAAATTTCGAGGTTGTTGTGTTCCTTACCCGCGCGCGGACAAAATGCTTGGTTCGCTGCGTTGGAAGAAGACCACACCCATTATGTCATACGTGAGAGCAAATGGCTTGCGTGTGATTGCCTACTTCTCTGACATTCGACCGTTGTTGGATGATTATGTCAAATGGTTGGGCTGCAAGCTTGGGCCCTTGTTGCTGTCAGATGTTAGCGACAATGAGTTTGGCATTACAGGGAAGACTGCTGCTACTACAAGGCTGTCTGATATCGAGATTGAGCACATGTATCTTGGTTCAGAGCGGTTGGTACCGGAAAAGATAGACCGTTTTAGGTGGTGCTCGTGTGAGATGCCCCTTGATGGCTGTGGAGTTCGTGCAGTATGTGGGATGTGTGGTGCAAATATTGGAGTTCGTGATTGGCGAAATCATTTCGCGACTCCATTCCGCAGTGGAGAGACTGTGGTTGTGCGTCAGGTGGCGCACAGTGGCGGACGAGATTGGAAGCGAGGTTCGCGAGTAGGTGAGGCAGGCAATCCTGGTCCTCACCACCGAACTATTGCTGAGCGTGAGGATGCCAATTTGGTGAAGCAGTTTCCCAAATGGTACCATCCCGTTCGCCTTGCTGCC